CCTCAGTCTTTACTGATTGTACGGCTTCAAGCTCGTTTTCATCAACGGCTGTAAAACCAAAATCAAAATCTAATAAATCACTCATATAATTCTCCTGTACTGTTATTTATACAAGTTAGAATGCTAAACTACTGATTTATCAGTCAGAACATTGACGTTGCAGTTCTTTCAGTGTTTCTATGAGTTCTTCTATTGTACTAACATCCTGAGGATTCTCAGTGTCAATTTCTACGTTTATTGTTATTTTCATAATCCAACTAAAGCCCAGCCATGATTGGCTATAGCGTTGAGTATAATAAACCAACATGTAGCCATATGAGTAAGCCACCAAACAGTCCTAATACAAGCAACAATATTAGCTTGCTTATCTGTTTCTCCGACTTTTTCACCTAGACTCTTGGCCCATATTCTCCACCATTTATGCATTGCCGCGTCTTACTAATTCGTTACGAATCTTTTGCTTCTTTTTTGGTGGTGTATTATTATTATCTAAAGCTTCTTTCAACTCATTAGTTGAAGTTGACTTCATATAAAAGTTTTGAACAGATCCATTTCTGTTCTTAATTGTTTCTTTAAATTTTACAGGCATTTAACTTTCTCCAGTAATGTGATTATATATATGCTTCCATTTCCAGTATCTTGGAATATCACCATCATAATATGCGTTATGTTCATGAGCAACTAGTATTGAATTAAGTCCAAGCTTCTCACCAACTTCTGCATTTTCAGGTTTATCTTCTACCCAAAAACATTCCGTGCCTTTATACTTGGCAAGGGCTTCGTCTTTATCAGCGCCACATGGTAGATACACAAACTCATCAAAAATCTCTTTACCGAATAGTAATTCAAGGTTTTGGGTTCTTAATCTTTGCGCATACTTATCTTCGCTTAAAGATGTAATGCAGTGGAATCTATATCCATGCAACATGTTAAGTCTTTTGATGTAATACACCGCATCTCTTAATGGAGGCAAAAACGCAATAGAAGCCGAATCATTAAATTCTGCTACTACATTTTTTCCAAAATCTCCAGCCAAATTAAATCTTTTTGCTACATTATACTGTGTTGAATCTGATGTAGGATAACCTTTATGGTTCATCCATTGTGTGAATGAATATTCCCAATCACATAAAACACCATCACAATCTACTAAAATTATGTTCTCTTTCATATTCTCTCTCAATGAAACACTCTTTCCTTTCCGTCAATCACTAACTGGTCGACGTGAATATTACCTCTTAAGTCAATGAATCCTTGGCTAATAATCAACTCACAAAGTTGATCCCAAGCTCCATCGTCTTTAGAGACCGCTAAATCTACCATTTCTTTATTATATAATGGCACTTCGACTAGTACATCCTCATTGACAACCAGTCTTCCTTTTATTACATTTTTACTCATTTATTTCCTTATCATTTAATATAGGTATATTATAACACACAATAAATGATTTGTACACACTTTTTTGCAATTTATTTAAAATATTTTTCTAGCATGTTATACTTATCAACGTACTCAGCCATCATTCCAAGCTCTTTTTCAAGAGTTTCCATTTGATCTGAATGCTCTCCGACTGATACCTGATTACTCAAAATAATGTCAGCGTTCATTTGATGCTTTGCTGCTTGCGCTTGCATATATGCCATAGATGTTTTTACCATCTGATCTCTAAAATTTCTCATATTATCTCCCAAATAATTTTCTACGTTTGTATTCTGCTATTGTATCCAATAGCTTTGTTGTCCAGTTATCGCGGTGCTCGATAAATACTTGAGCTCCTTGATCACCTGCGATTAAGGTTACCAGTTGTGTAATAGGCATACCTGTTCTTTCTTCCCACATAATCGCATATGCAGTTTCTTGAGTAAAGTAACCTTCACAATACTCTTTCTTCTTAGGTTTTGCTGAGGTTTTATAATCGATGATGGATGGTTTACCATTCCATACACCAACACAATCCACTCTTCCTGCTACACCTAAATGCTCAGAATAAAGAGCAGCTTCTTGAGCGTAAACCGTTGTAAGGTTCTTATCAAGAATATCTTTTACTTCCATAAAGTTTGACTTAACAACAAGATTAGCATCTTGAAAATAGTCTTCTTCATTATCAACGTATCTTTCTAAGACTTCATGAACCGCTGTTCCACGTGTTGAAGCTCGATGAGAAACTCTATTGGCTTCTTCGTCTCCGACACGTGCTCTCCATCTTTGTATAGCTTCTTCGCTTAAGATTGAAAGTACTGTTGTAATAGAAGGATACTTAACACCATTAGGGGCGGCATATTTTCTGCCAGTATCAGTAGTGTTTGCCACCATGTCATCGTAGCCAAGATTAATTGATTCATGTTTAAAGTTTCCTATTTTCATATAATTCCTTTGTCATAATAAAGTCTCTTACAAATCCGCTTCGAACAATGTCTTCCCATTTAAATTCGATGTGATCAAAAGAGTTCATGTGTTGAATGATATTAATAAATTCTTTAATACCATCTTGATCACCCTTTCGAGTGAAGTCTGATTGATAATAATCACCAGACATAATAAATCTACAGTCTTCTCCAAGACGTGTAATTACAGAGCATAGTTCATGATAGTTACAGTTTTGTGACTCATCAACTATTACTATAGCATTTTTAATTGTAATTCCTCTTATAAAAGAAGTAGTTAAAAACTCTATGGTCTTTCCTGAAGTTAGCTTTGTCCACGCTTCTTGATCTAAAAATAAATCGTTTACAATTGCTTTATAAGGCGCAGTGTATGCATCTTCTTTTTCTTCCTGAGTTCCTGGTAAAAATCCCATGTCCCTTGTAGGAACAGCAGATCTTACAATGATTACTTTTTCATAATCTTTATTAAGTACTGCTTCTAACGCAAGATAAAGCGATATAAACGTTTTACCAGTTCCGGCTGAACCATCTAAACATAAATGGTTACCTGAAGCAAAAGAATCAAAAGCTAATTTTTGATTTGCAGTCAATGGCTCGAGCTTTGTTAAATGCTCTAGCTTTAAACGTAAAGGTCTCTTATTCATTTTGTATCAATGTTTCCTCTTAATGAAGGTGGTAACCCACTCTTAATTCTTTGTTGAACTTCTTTCCAACCATCGCCAGCCTTTCGGCCAACTGATCCAGACACTTCACCAATGATCTTTGGTGCACCAACAACTTGTTGAATGTTTGGATCTTTGACATACTCTTGCATGTCAGCAATAGACATCATCTTAGTTTCTATGTTACCTGTTTCTAAATTTTTAAAATCATACAATGGCATTAAACCACTCCGGTTGTTTACGTTTAGTCCAAAGCATTTTGAACCTATCTTGTTTTGTTTGATAGAAATTTTGATAAGATTTTACTGCATCAGTACCACCTAATCCATGCACAATACATTCAGGATTTGAACTCATAGCTAACTTAAACGGAGTTCTCCCGCTTGTACGTACAATATTATCTGGTAAATTTTTAAGTATCTTTCTTAGCTTAATATCTGTCGCATGTATCTTATCATATCTATAAGAATATTCGTCGCATAGTGCTATAAAATGATTATAGTGCCATGTATAATTACAACAACTTTCACGTGACCATACTGTAGATGGATGATTATAGTGACATGCCTTATATAGGATATCTTCTCTTTCATCATCCAGTTTAAAATATTGTAACATAGAACCAGACTTTGAAGGTCTACGCTCCATAGTTCCATCAACCATGCGATGCACCGTCGATAACATTTGTGCCGACTCTACAATCATTTTGACCACGTGTTTATCACATTGCTCTTGTGCTGCAATTATTGGGTCTTCATTTAATACAAATATATTCATAATGTAACTCGCTTGGTTTACTTTTTTCGCGTTTAGAGTATTATTATACTACATATCTGACGAAAAGTAAACCCCTTTTTGAAACTATTTTCGCCAAGGGGTCATTGCTTATTGTAACTTGTTTATTGCCTCCATATCATTTAGGAAATGATTTAAATGCGCGATCTTTTTTTCCATCTTGTACGCTAGCACATCTTTTCCTTTTTTTATTAACTTCTTCTGATAGTATAGTGCCTCGTTTCTGTCTTTCTTTAGGCGTTCAATTTGAATATAACTCATAAGCAATCTCCGGGTTAAGTGAATTGAAAAAACTATCATGATATAGATTGTATCGTTAGGCTCTCCTATTTAGATATCAAGTTTGGAAATGCGGCTTTAACTAATGTCTTTGTAATGTACTTGTATTTTAAGTTTTTATCTTTGGCATTACAGAAAAGAACTGCATCTTCCGGGTGAACAGATTCGAGCAAGTCGATGAAGACTGTCTCGCGTTTAAATTGGTTTAGGTTCGGCGAAGCGGCCTTTACGAAGTTTCTAAACTTAGGATATTCAAACCTGAGTTCTAGTAGAGTTCCTTCTACATCGGCCTTTTTGAAAGGTGGTTCACCTTCTGGTAACGACAGTTCTATGGCATCATCTAAGCCAATACGTAGAATGTCTTTTAGAGCAGTACAATCGTGCTCCTGTAAATAAGCGATCCTTTTTTCTTTAGATCCTAGTTTGTTGGCAGCTGCCAATATTTCTGATATTAATGGTTTATCCATTATAAAATTCCTCCACACTTTCAATCAATAGATTGCATCTTTTTTTAATTAAATAGTTTAACACTTTCATTTTCATTGGGACTTTTTGTCCGTTAAAAGTATTTATAACCTCGCTCTGAATAGATTCTGGTATTTCGTTTAGATCTATCAATGTTTTATTTCGTTGATAGTTTCTATACTCTTCCTCTGTCATAACTCCTTTTAAGTTATCTGAATTTTCAGCCCAATGTTGTATTTTCTTTTTAGTCATTGGTGACTGTCTAATCTCATCGATGATAGCATTATCAGGAGATAAGATGTTAGGAATACCATCACCTTTATCACCTTTACATATATGCTCAAAGCAATACGTCCTAGGATTAGGATCAGATACCATCTTCTTTTGAATTGGTGAAAACTGTTTAACGTTGTTATATTTGTGGAGTTGAATAAAGTCCTTATCCGAAGAGATAATCATAACTGGTTCGTGTTGACCAAAGTCTTGAGTTTGCATTGCGAGTGTTCCAATAACATCATCGGCCTCACAACCTTCTAAGTGAATAACC